CTGCGAGAAAAGGTATGGATGACTTTGAGCCTAACACACCTTTTGCTTATGGAACAAAGCATAAGATGCAACAGAGAATGAAGAAAACACAGCAAAAAGCTAAAGATGCTGGCTATGTAAAACCAGACGGAACTGCTGATACTAGAGGATATTTCCAAAACAAACATGACCAAGAACGAGCGGCGGCTCAAAAAGCAGACCGTGAGTATAGAGAGAAAAATCCTACAGGAGTCGTAACAAGAAATGATTCAGGAGACGATACTGGCAATGATGGTGTAACTGTAAGATCGTATGAAGATCCACCTAAACAAGTTCATCCAGATGATCGAAAAGATCAAAATAAATGGATGGGCAACGTAATGAATCAACGTGCAAAAACTGCAAAAGCTCGCCAAGACTTGAAAAGAAGCGGTCCAGACTTCACATAAGTACTACTATAATGAGTGTAGATACAAACTTAATCAAAACCCCGTACAAACGTGAAAAATTCAATCAACAACAAATTGAAGAGATCGTTAAGTGTACACAAGATCCTCAATATTTTATTGAAAACTTTGTATGGATACAGCATCCAGTCAAAGGTAGATTGAAGTTTGACTTGTTTGATTTTCAGCGTGGATTGTTAGATGCTTACCATAATCATAGATACAGTATAGCACTTATCAGTAGACAGATGGGCAAGTCAACTGCGGCTGGAGCATACTTGCTATGGTATGCTATGTATGTGCCTGATCAAACTATTCTCATTGCGGCACACAAGTATAGTGGTGCCCAAGAGATTATGCAACGTATACGATTTGCATATGAACTATTACCTGACCATGTAAGAGCAGGTTGTACAGCATACAATAAAGGATCACTCGAATTTGATAATGGTAGCCGAATTATTGCACAAGCTACAACAGAAAACACAGGACGTGGTTTGAGTATTTCACTAGCATACTTGGACGAGTTTGCATTTGTGAGACCTAGCATTGCTCGCGAGTTCTGGACCAGTTTGTCACCAACACTTAGTACAGGTGGTAAGTGTATTATTACAAGTACACCAAATCAAGACGATGATCAATTTGCACAAATTTGGCGTGCCGCATGTAACACAACAGACGAGTTTGGAAATGAAAAAGAAGTAGGTAAAAACGGTTTTAAAAGTTATAGTGCAGATTGGAAGCAACACCCTGACAGAGACCAGCCTTGGGCAGATGAAGAAAAAGGTAAAATTGGAGAAGAACGTTTTCGCAGAGAACATCTGAATGAATTTATTGCATATGACGAAACATTAATCAGCAGTTTAAAACTTGCTACAATGGAAAGCAGAGATATATACAAACGTACAGGGCAAGTACGTTGGTACAAAAACATTGTAAAAGGTAAAACATATGTTGCTGGTTTAGATCCAAGTTTAGGCACAGGCGGTGACAATGCCGCAATACAAATATACGAATTGCCGGGTATGAAACAGGTAGCAGAATGGATGCACAACAAAACTAGTATTACAGAACAAATAAGAATACTTAGGCAAATGCTACAAGAAGTTGACGAGAATGCACCAGACAGTGAAATATATTGGAGTGTTGAGAATAATACACTAGGAGAAGCGGCTCTGATAGTTATACAAGAAATGGGCGAAGATAATATTCCAGGAACTTTTGTAAGTCAACCTCGCAGTGCTAATAGAGGATTTAGAAAAGGATTTACTACTACAAACAAAAGCAAGTTGGCGGCATGTAGTAAACTTAAAACATGGGTAGAAACAGATAGAATGGAAATTGCCAGCAGTGCATTGTTAAGAGAGATCAAAACATTTATTGCTAGGGGTAGCAGTTTTAGTGCCAAAGAAGGTGAAACTGATGATCTGGTAATGGCATGTGTATTAGTAGTACGCATAGCACAACAGGTAGCACAATATGATGAAAATGCATATGACGAACTAAGGGATAGTTTCTCAGACGAAGAGTCAGTTGAACCTATGCCATTTACGTTTTTAACATAAATACATTAAAGGACTTTAGTATGATTAGTGGCGAAACTATAGCAAACGATATTTTTAAAATATTAAAAGGTAACGGATATAGCATTAAGATTTTCACCGATGAAGGTGAGAATACTGTTGATCCAAATGCCGCTAGACGTTTTTACATACCTGAACTAGGCAGTATGGTTAACTTAGACGAAACAGATTCAAAAAGAGAAATCCGTGTAAGTGTTAATCAAAATACTGATGTAAATGAATTCAAAGATACACTTGCATTGCTAAAAAATTTAGCAAACCGTAATGTTATCGAATATACGTTAAAAAGTTTTACAAAAGCAATTACACCTAAAGACCAAGATTACCAAGCACAAAAGGCGAGAGATATGAAACAAGATGTATCAGAAGGCATTAGTCCTGCATATGGCAGTAGCAAGAGCAGTTACCAGCAGTTAGAGAATGCCAAATTAATTATCAAACATAACAAACCAGTTAACGAAGAATCACGTGGCAGTAGAAGCAGAAATATCAGTGCTATCTATATTGAAAGTGCAAACGGTGAACGTTACAAAATGGAAACCAATAACTTAGCAGGTGGCAGAGCTATGCTACGTCATGTTAAAGAAGGCGGTACACCATATGATGATTTTGGTAGACATATCAGTGAGCAGTGCATAGAACTTAAAAAACTAAAAGAGTTCAAAAAGTATAGTTTTCGTAATGGCTTGGTAAACGAAGACACAACTGATATTGTAGAAGCAGTAAGTAATAGAATTAGCAGTTTAAGAGAAGGCATTAACAAACTAAAAGGTTGTAAATGCTATCATGAATCAAAAGAGAAGTTTGAATCAAAAGAAGTTAAAATTAATGAAACAGACAGAAACAAACTTCGTAATCAGTTTACAGTACGCACATTTGATGAAAGTTTAGATGAAGCGTTACCGTATGTAAATGCATTAGTTAAAGAGATGAAAGCAATCAAAGAAGCTGATGACTTTGCAAAAGAGACCATGGATAGTCTTGTAGATACTATAGCCAAAATGGATACAGTATCATTACGCAAGGGTATCAATGTAAAATCTGATCCTGAGAATCCAATGAACTTGAGAAGTTTTGGAAACATGCCTAAGGAAAATCAGATTGCAGTAGTTATGGAATACTTAGGTAACTCCATTGACTATGCAAAGAAAGGTGAGGATCAGTTAAGTCAGTTGTTGACTAGAATGAGCGATGAAATGGAACGTGTCAAAGACAAAGCCATTATGATGTCAGGAGTACAAGCAATTAACTCCTTATTCAAAAAGCTCACAGCTACAGCAACTGAAGACACAGGTGTTAGTGAAGATTGGGAGGAAACATTCGAAAGTAATTTTAATAATTACGATTTTAATAAACTTTTTAGTTGACATCCAACTTTAGATAACATATACTAATGACTATATAAGTAGTCATGAGGCATACTTAGGCAAAACACATAGGCAACATTTAGGAGAAAAACTATGGCAACATTGGCAGAAATTCGTGCAAAATTGCAAGAGCAAGAATCAAGCGGCGGACGTGGTTCGCAAACAGGTGGCGATAACGCTATCTTCCCTTTTTGGAATATCCCAGAAAATTCAACAACGGTACTACGCTTCTTACCAGATGGTGATGCGAGTAACACTTACTTTTGGCGTGAACGTCAGATGATTCGTTTAGGATTCTCTGGTGTAAAAGGAGACTCAAACAGTCGACCAGTTACAGTAAACGTTCCGTGTAACGAAATGTGGGGACCGACAGGATCATGTCCTGTACTAGCTGAGGTACGTCCTTGGTTTAAAGATCCAGCATTAGAAGACATGGGTCGTAAGTATTGGAAAAAGCGTTCATACGTTTTCCAAGGCTATGTAGTAGAAAGCAGTTTGCAAGAAGATACTACACCTGATAATCCAATTCGTAGGTTTATTATTAACCCAAGTATTTTTAATATTATTAAAGGTGCTTTGATGGATAGTGACTTTACTGAACTTCCTACAGATATTGAGCAAGGAACTGACTTTCGTCTTACTAAGACAACTAAAGGTCAGTATGCTGATTATTCAACATCTAGCTGGGCACGAAGAGAACGTAGCTTAGATAGTAATGAGCGAGCGGCTATTGAATCGCATGGCTTATTTAATCTCAATGATTATCTTCCAAAGCAACCAAGCGAAGAAGAACTTGGTGTAATTGGAAAAATGTTTGAAGCCAGTGTAGATGGTCAAATGTATGATCCAGAACTTTGGGGCAACTATTATCGCCCTGCTGGAGTACAGATTGATACTACCAATAGTGCTCCAAAAGGTTCGGCTCCGGCAGAGACAGCGGCTCCAAGTCCTGCTCCTCAGCCAGCACCTGCTCCAGTAGCAGAAGCGGCACCTGCTCCAGTTACTCCACCTGAAAAACAGGAACAAGTAGCGGCGGCAGTAGCGGCAACCGCTCCAGCTGAAGGCGGTGCAAAACCTAATGCCCAAGACATACTTGCGGCAATTAGAAACCGTAGCAACTAATAATAACATTATTAAGTAGGCGGCGTTAAGTCGCCTACTGTGGCTTTATGGAGAAATAGATGGCAAAACCTTTTGATGTAAGTAAATTCCGCAAAAGTATTACTAAGAGTGTACCTGGACTCAGTAGCGGATTTAGAGACCCTGATACATGGATCTCAACAGGTAATTATACACTAAACAAATTGCTAAGTGGAGACTTTAACAAAGGTATTCCGCTGGGTAAAGTAACAGTGTTTGCAGGCGAATCAGGTGCAGGTAAAAGTTTTATCTGTAGCGGTAACCTAATCAGAGAAGCACAAAAACAAGATATTTTTTGTGTACTAATTGACAGTGAAAACGCACTAGATGAACAATGGCTCAAAGCACTTGATGTTGACACTAGTGAAGATAAATTGTTAAAACTAAACGTAGCAATGATTGATGAAGTTGCTAAAGTTATTAGTGAGTTTATGAAAGACTATAAAGCAACATATGCGGACAAAGAAGAAGAAGACCGTCCGAAAGTATTGTTTGTGATTGATAGTTTAGGTATGATGCTTACTCCAACAGATGTGGACCAGTTCACTAAAGGTGATATGAAAGGTGATTTAGGTCGTAAACCTAAGGCACTTACTGCACTTGTAAGAAACTGTGTAAACATGTTTGGTGACTACAATGTAGGATTAGTAGCAACTAACCA